ACTAACGGTGACCTTAACTAACTTATCTCTTTCTGATATTGATGAAGTTACTTCAACATTATTAACTAATGATGCTTGGATGATTTTGGATAGTCAGGGTGGGGAAGATAAATTTGGAACAGGTCCTGTAAGAGACGCTTATATGGCTTTAGGTCATACTAAATTGTCTAAAGATTTGAATAATATAAATGGATTCATTTCTAAGTGGAACTATCCAAATGACAATCGCGTGTTAAGAAGTGAGTGGGGTAACGTTAATAACGTTCGCTTTATGCTTTCTTCTGTAGCATCTGTTTCTCCAAATGCTTCCGCGCTAGGTAATGATGTTTATAACGTGTTTGTACAAGGTATGGAAGCGTTAGCTTGTGTTGAGCAAGATAACTATTCTGCACGTTTCTTGTATAGACCGCCAGTGTTCTCGGATCCGCTCTTCCAAAACGTAACCATCGGTTATGTATTTGCTGAAGTGCCGCGTATTCTTAATGATCTCTGGATAACCAACATGCGTTGTACGCTAAACTAAGGAGAATACAATGTCAGTTGTTTTTACAGGAACTAATCAAGGTCGCTTTACCTCTGATGGTAGTGCGAGAATAATTAATTTACCTTCTGGTACTGATTGGATGTGGGTAAAGAATATTACTACATCTTACGCTGGTGGCGCTGGAACGGGTGCTGAATTTTATTGGCAACTTGGGATGACCCAAGGACGCGGTACTATTTACACTAAGACAGCGACTACTAATGCTTTGGCAGTATCACAGATTGCCGCTAACGCAGGTTTTTACGTAATAGATACATCAATTAACGTACCTGGCCCATCATTGGCTCTCACAGGTATTACTTCAGGAAATCCTCCTGTAGTTAATACGGCTAATACTGGATCATTGAGCAATTTCGATATTGTTCGTATTTTCAATACAGTAGGTGCTAAACAATTAGGTGGATTAGATTTCACCATTAATGATATTAGTGCTGGTGTAAGTTTTGAACTTGCGTACATGGCTCCAATAGCAAGTGCTAACCCAGGTGCGGGTACATTCAGACGTATTCCATATTTTCCTTATTTTTATCCAAGTACTCGTTACATCACAAAAATATCACAAGCTACACAAGCTATTGTTACATTGTCTGTGGTGCATACTTTTGAGATTGGACAAGTAATAAGATTTATTGTTCCTACAGTAACTGCTGCAGCATACGGCATGACAGAGCTTGATGGATTACAAGCTACTATTGTTGATGTTGAAGAACCTGATGCTGATGGGGTAACAAATACTATTACCGTGGATATTGATACTACAGGATTTACTGCATTTGCATTCCCTCTTACGACTGCCCCTGGATTTACTCCAGCACAGGTAGTTCCTTTTGGGGAAAACACTGCAGAAGCTATTTCTGCTAATATTGATCTTCTTGCTGATTCTGTAATGAACATTGCAGAAAGAGGTATGAAGCTAACTGCGGGAACTGGTTCTCCAGCTGGTGTTGATGGCGATGTTATTTACTGGGTCGCTGGTAAATCATTCAGTGTTACTAACGAATAATTAAATAGTATGGAAAGAGTGTCTTTTGATGCTCTTTCCATGTTTATAAAAGAGGAAAATTATGAATAAACCAGAAGTTAAAAGAGCTCAGGCAATAAAAGAAGCTCCTAAAAAAATTACCAGTGAAGATTTAGCAAAACAAATGAGAAAAATGCGTGATAGAGACGCTGAATTAGTTAGTGGTATATTTAAGAACCTAGAGAATCCTTCTCACCAAGGTGGCAGAGGTGCTGTTGTATTCACCTATAAATATTATCCTGGTGATGAGAATGCCACCTACGAACTTATGGATGGCCAAAAATATACTTTACCCCGCGGTGTTGCTCGACACTTAAATAACAATTGTTACTACAAACAATATCAACAACTTGCAGGAAGCTTTGAAAACAATACAGCTGTTCAACAAGCACCTGTTGATACAAGTGGTAGACTCAATACTACTAACTATCAGATGGCTAAAAAGGTTCATCGCTACGCATTCCATTCATTAGAATATATGGATGATGATGTAGATATGTATCCAACTAATTTAGTAGAAGTTACTGTTTCTCCATAAGGAACGATATGACTATACCAAATACTCAGAACTATTACGGTGTACAATTTCCCATGTTCCAACGTGCGATGAGAAATATACTTTCCATAACACAAGATGAAAATGCGTTAGTAACAACGACGTTTGATGGAGTTAATCCAGGAAATCATCAGTATTTAACAGGGTTAATTGCACGTTTGTATGTTCCCGATGGTTTTGGTATGGTGCAAGCGAATGAATTATATGGACCTATAACGGTTGTTAATGACACTCAATTTACTATTACCATAGATACAACCAACTTTGATGCATTTGTTATCCCTAACTACCGACCTGGTGCTTTTGGAACTCCTGCACAAGTAGTGCCTATAGGTGAAGTAAATGACATATTAACAGAAGCTACGCAAAACGTACTTCCATATCCATAGGAGAGTAGTAATGGCATTAATACCTGATAATCAATATTCTACTTTAGCGAATATTCAGACAAAAGTACGGAGATTGACACGAACTCCCTCTGCATCACAACTTACCGATTCTCAATTGAATGAGTATATTAATACATTCATTCTCTATGATTTTCCTGAGCATTTAAGATTGTTCTCTCTAAGGACAACGCTTACCTTTTATACTCAACCTGGTGTAGATGTTTATGATACAAATACTACCGTACAAACTGATCCGCTCTATAACTTTAGAAATAAATATGTTGCCATTCATCCACCATTGTTTATAGCAGGAATTCAAAGTTTCTATACTCAATGGCGTGATGTATTCTATGGCATGTGGCCTCAAACGAATACCATTTCAGATACATTACTAAGAGGTGATAATTCATCAGGACCTTTTACCGGATATGTGCCAACTTTTGGTCCACCGTTCCAACCTAGTATTCCATCAGTTCGTTTACCTTATCCGTTTATCCTTCAAAGAAGTGTTAATTTCAATTGCTTAGATACCAATGGAACATCCATGGTTATGGTAGATGTTCCTATAAGTAATACGATAGGTAATCTTACGCAGGCAGATGTTCCACTAGTTCCACCATATGACACAATTCAAGATCCAAATAACTATATTAATTATCAAACTGGTCAGTATGTAATAACGTTCCCGATCATTACACAAGATCAGGCTACTATATGGTTTGAGGGAATTCTTTATCAACCAGGTAAACCATTAGGCATGTTGTATTACGACGATAAGTTTACCATCAGACCAGTACCAGATAAAACATATGCTGTGCAGATAGAAGCTGACGTGAGGCCTACTGTATTGATGGATTCAACAGATATGCCATTTCTATCACAATGGTGGCAATATATAGCTTATGGTGCGGCAAAGAAAATATTTGAAGATCGCATGGATTTAGATTCAGTAAACCTCATTATGCCTGAATTTAAACAACAAGAACGTTTAGTTCTACGAACTACACTTACTCAACAGGCAAATGAAAGAACAGTTACTATCTACACTCAGGGTAAGAATTATAATATAGGCGGATGGTTTGGGGGCGGTTGGCCTTATTAAGGAGATATCATGGCATTAACGACTGTCCCAGTTCCGGGGCAAACACTTGCAAATAGTAGAGATCAAATTAGCGGTAATTTTAATGTTATCGATGTTGCCTTTCAAGTTGATCATGTTGATTATAATCTTACTAATCAAGGTATGCATAACAGAGTTTCATTCCCTACACAAAGTATGATACCAACTCCTTTAGCTGGCATTGTACAACTTTATTCACAAGTATCATCTATCACAGGACAACCTGAACTTGTATTTGCGCATCAATTAGGATCAACAGCTCCAGTCGTTGCACGGATAGTAGAATTTACGTCTGCAGGATGGGCAAATCCTGGATGGACACGATTACCATCAGGAATATTGCTCAAATGGCATACAGGTATTAGTATGGCAAGCCTTAAATCATTAACTATAAATTTAAATTCTGATGTTCCTGGTTCACCAAACTTTGTGAGTACGTACGCTGTTTTTCCTGCCACTACAAGTCCGGGTGCTAACTATAATAATATTATTGGTATTCAAACATTGAGTCATCCTAATGTTACTTTTGCTCAATTTGGACTCGTAAATCCACCAGCAGGTACAACTATTTCTTACTTAGCAATAGGATTATAATATGGCAGATCGTTTTTTTATCGCACCTTACGATGAAAATAGTGGTCTACAAACCAATGTAAAGCCATGGTTAGTCCCAGATCAAGCTTTTTCTTCTCTTAATAATGCATATGTATTTAGAGGACGTGTACGAAAACGTTTTGGATCACGATGGATTGGTGATAATCCTTTAGTATCTCGTTTAAGAATTAATGTAGGAACTATAACGGCTGGTGTATTTTCTGGTAATCTACGTACTATTTTTGTAGATACTGGTTTTACGCCTGAAATAGGACAAGCATTTAGTATTGGCGATATAGTTTTTACGGTATATAATCCTGCTGGTGGCGATCAACAGATGTTGAGAAATGATAATTCAGTATCTACTGCAACATATAATCTTACGACATCAGATTTTAATATTACTGGTGTTGCTTTACCTAATGGGACTGATGTTTACTTCTATCCTAATTTACCAGTAATGGGTCTACTAACCTATGAACAATCATCCATCAATGATGAATTTGTTATTGGTTTTGATACCCGATATGCATATCAGTACTCAAGTGGTTGGGAAAGATTATCTAACACTGGTGCAGCTGCAGTATGGACAGGTGATAATTCACAGTTTTTTTGGTCAACAACATGGACTGGGGTAAACGCTTCAGACAAAGTATTTTTTGTAACTAATTTTAATATACCTGATGGCATTAGATACTATTTTGCTGGTACATGGAATGCTTTTAATTATTACTTTAGTATAGGTGATGCAATAGATACGACTGATGGTGGTGGTAATGCTGCAGGAACGGTGCCTGGAGGATTGGGAGCATTAGGACAAACATTTGTCATTGGTAGTACTTTATTTACCGTGACAGTTGCGAATGGTGCTCTTACGGTAAGTAGTTTAACAACAGCCGCTCCCCTTGGAACCGGTACATTTAACATAGCAACAGGAGCTTACACATTTACGGGAGCATCACTTAACTCTTCTATTTTCTATTCTAACGGCAACATTATAAATACAGCGCTTATTATTGTTCCCTTCCATAAAAGATTAGTATTACTAAATACGGTAGAAGCAGGTGTTAACTATCCCAATAGAGCACGTTATTCTCAGATTGGTTCACCATTAGATCCTGCTGCATGGTTTCAAGATATTGCAGGACGTGGTAATGCAGTTGATGCTTCAACAACTGAAGCAATTGTTACGGTAGAATTTATTAAAGATCGTTTGATTGTTTTTTTTGAACGATCTACATGGGAATTAGTATATACGGGCAACGAAGTACAACCTTTTAATTTTCAACAAATAAATACTGAACTTGGTGCAGAATCTACTAATAGTATTGTACCTTTTGATAAAATTTGTATTGGTATAGGTAATGTTGGTATCCATGCATGTAATGGAAGCAACGTAGAACGTATTGATGATAAGATACCTGATATAGTTTTCCAAATTCATAATGCTGATCAAGGAGTATTTAGAGTTTATGGAATCAGAGATTATTTTGTTGAAATGGTGTATTGGACTTTTCCTAGTATTACGTCTTCTACTGATTTTCCCTACCCTAGCAGAGTTTTAGTATTTAACTATAAAACAGGAACATGGGCATTTAATGATGATTCTATTACTTGTTTTGGTTACTTCCAACCAGTAAGCGGTATAACATGGGATTCTGAAACAGTAACATGGAATGATGATGTAACATGGGATAGTGGTGCTGTTCAAGCATTGTTCCGTCAAGTTATTGCAGGAAACCAAGAGGGTTATACATTTATTTGTGATGCTGATGAACCCACCAATGCTGCTGTATTGCAGATAACTAATATCACTTTAGTAAGTGGCACTACTACTTTAACAATCATTCAGCATAACCTTGCATTACAAGATAATGGTGGAAATGATACATATATCTATATACAAGATGCTACATGGTCTGATGACTCTGATAGTTTAAATAATAAAATATTTAATATTGTTACCATTATTGATTCAGATACCATACAAATTTATGTTAAGCCAGAAGATGATTTCACTGGCACATATAGCGGTGGTGGTTTAGTTTCACGGGTAAGCAATATATCTATATTAACAAAAGAATATAACTTCTACGCTCAAGAAGGCCGTAATGCATCTATAAATAAAGTAGATTTTATGGTTGATTCTACTGCTGCAGGTCAAATGCAGGTAGATTTTTATGTATCTACCGCTAATATACCTTTGTTACGAGATAGTTTCCTTAATGGTACATTACTAGGAACAGGTACATTGGATACATTCCCCTATCCTGATCTTCCTTATGAAAAAGATGCAACACGTTTATGGCATCCGGTTTATTTTCAGGCAAATGGAGAAGTTGTTCAGTTTCAACTTGTTATGAACCATGATCAAATGAGTGATGTTGATATAAGAGATTCTGGTTTTGCATTGCATGCTATGTGTATAAATGCTCAACCTACAAGTTCTAGATTACAATAGGATAACAAATGGCATATATACCTAATAAACAAATAA